CGCTGGGTACTGTGATCGGGTCATGAATGGCGAAAAGCTGGACGCACCAATGATGGAAGCACTGCCTGAGAAAGTGACAGTGATATTAACACCTGAGCAGAATCAGGATCGGATGTCGCAATTACGCGGAAGCCTGGGAATTTAAACTGGATAACAATCATGTCGTGGAAAGTAATAAAAAAAGAATTGCCAAACAAGCAGCGAATGGTTTTTGTTTGTTCTGCTGCGATTGATCCAGATGATCGTCCTGACTATTTTGCTGCCGTAGTTTACCAAGATGGTAAGTTTGGTCATTCGCAGATGGAATACACTCACTGGATGTACCCGCCAGTTTTAAAAGTTAAAACAAGAAAATTGGCTTTTAAATTAAACACAGGAGAACAACAATGACACAAACACAGCAAATACTTAAGCACTTGGAAAAAGGCAACAAACTGACATCATTGGAGGCACTAAGCCTGTTTGCCTGCTTTAGGCTTGCAGCAAGGGTGCAGGAGCTGCGGGACGTTGGGCATGAGGTCAAGTCTCAACTGATTAAGATCAACGGCAAGCGCATTGCAGAGTACTGGTTATGAGTGAGCAGTGGCTGGTTAACTCAGATTTTAAATATGATCAGTTTACGAAAAAGGCACATGAGCTTTATACAAAGTTTGGTTACGTCACATTTTCTTGGACAACTGGTCGCCAGAGAACAGCAGCTCAAAACCATGCTTTGCATCTATGGTGCGGCATGGTTGCCAATACGCTCAATGATGCTGGCATGGAAATGCAGGTTAATGTTCCTGACACAACTAGAAAGCCCTGGTTAATATACTGGACAAAAACAAGCGTAAAGGAACAAATATGGAGACCAATACAGATTGCTATGACTAACAAGGTTTCAACAGCTCAGGCAGAGCGCATTGAGTACAACCTGATTTATGAGACCATTAGCAGGCGTTTTAGTGAATCGTTTGGCATAACGCTACCGCTATGGCCTGACAAGGATAGCCAGTGAGAAAATGCCGAAGACAGTCATGCAGGACACCACTGCCAACAGCCAAGCTGTCTGACAAGTGGCAAGCGAAAGGATTTTGCACACTCGATTGCATGGCTGGTCACGGCATGGATAAGGCGCAAGAGGCCAGAGAGCGTCAACACAAGCAGGAAACCAAGACCCGCAAGGATAAGATCAAGACGAAGACAGAATGGCTGACAGAGGCTCAGACAGCCTTCAATCAATACATCAGGGCAAGAGATCATGGGCAGGGTTGCATTTCGTGCGGCACGAACAAGCAGGACATTCAGTATCACGCGGGTCACTATCGAACTCGCAAGGCTGCGCCACAACTCAGGTTTGATGAGGCGCAAGTCTGGCTCCAGTGCGCCACATGCAACAACCACTTATCAGGAAATCTGATCAGCTACAGGCGGGAATTGCTGAATCGAATAGGACAGGCAGAACTGGACAGGATTGAATGCGACAATTCAGAGGCGCGTTTTACGATTGAAGATGCCAAGCGCATCAAGGCAGAGTACAAAAAGAAACTAACAGAATTAAAGATGCGCCAGCCATAAGCCAGCGCACTTTGATTACAACAGCACCAGCATGAACATGCCGGCGCAGATCAGGCAGGTTAACACACCACAGATGGCATCAATTGTTTTTGCTTTCATTGCTGACTCCTAAAGTCTTGTTAACGGCTTCTAGAAGAGCCTGGTTGATGTACTCAGTGCGAGAAACCTCACACTTGTGCGCTGCTTTGGTAAGCAGGCGCAGAAGGCCGTCAGGCATACGCAGGGATGTTGCTGACATTGCTTTATCGTTCATGCTTCCACCTGTTGATACTCGCAGCCGCTGATAACCTCATCACACTCACAGCCTGCAACAGAGCAGGCAAGGCAGATGCGCTCATTTTCGTTTTCTTCGTAGTCGTACATGTTGTTATCCTCTGTGTTAATGGCCGTCCGTGGCCGTGGTTGGTTAGCCTTTAGCGGCTATTCTTTCGTTTGCATCAAGGTAATCAAAGTATGCGCCTTCTACAAACCAAGGCTCCATGTCTAAAGCAATGGCCGCTGTCATAATGTGGTCAGCATTAGCAATAGAGCATCCAGCGACCTCAAGCACTTTTAAGAGTGCTATTTGGAGTGCTATTTGCTCTGGTGTCTGTTTTGCTTTTTTCATTTTCCGTTTCCTCTGGCCGCTGGATGCCGCCGATGTGAGTAGAATAGCATGACTGTATTGCAGTGCAACACTTTATTTCAAATATTACACATTTATTTGGATAGTGGATTTAAGGCACAGATTAGTAGATACTTAAGAAGCCAGAATCCGACTGGCATATCCTGTTGTGTGTGTGGTTCCTTTATCGCCCCTGAAACATGGGGCGTTTTTTAATAGGGGTAATGTATGCCAATGAAAAAAGGTTACGGTAAGAAAACGGTCAGCAAGAACATCAAGACAGAGATGGCCGCTGGCAAGCCACAGAAGCAGGCTGTTGCAATAGCTATGAGCGTGGCAAAGAAGTCTAAGCCAAAAGCAGCGCGGTACGAGTAATGCCAGGCGGCAGACCATTAAAGTTCAAATCAGTCGAAGAGATGCAGGCTAAAATAGACAGCTACTTTGCATCATGTGATGACGACAATCCTCCGCTAATCTCAGGACTAGCGTATCATCTTGATATGAATACAGAATCTCTCAGAAGGTACGGAGAGAACGAAGAGTTTTATGCGACTATAAAAAGAGCCAAACAAAGAGTCGAAATGTTCTTAGAGAAAAGGTTACACCAGCAGTCACCAGTCGGGTCAATCTTCAGTCTAAAGAACAACTTTGGATGGAAGGACAAGACAGAGCAAGAGCTAACAGGCGCAGACGGTGGAGCCATCAAAACCGAGTGGACAGTGAGGGTTGTCGATGCCCGAAATGACACTGCCAAGTAAACTACTACCTCTGATCAACAAGCCTAAGCGGTTCAAGATTCTCATAGGTGGACGCGGCTCAGGCAAGAGCCAATCGGTTGGCGACATCTGTTTGATGGATGCTCAGACCAAAGGCATCAAGACAGCCTGCTTCCGCGAATATCAAGTGACGATGGATGACTCGGTACTCTCTCTTCTAAGCGGAGAGATTGAGCGCCTAGGGCTGCAAGGGTTCAACGTCCAGGCTAACGCAATACAGTATGGCGGTGAGGATGTATTCAAGTTCAGGGGACTGGCAAGGAACCCTGAAGGCATCAAGTCCATGTACGGCTTCAAGCGGTTCTGGGTAGAAGAGGCTCAGACCATTAGCTCTGACAGTCTCAAGGCTCTAACGCCAACGCTGCGGGTAGAAGACTCTGAAATCTGGATGACTGCCAACCCAAGATCAATAGCCGACCCGTTTAGCCAAAGGTTCATCAAGCCTTTTGAGAAGCAGCTTAGGTCAGAAGGCTATTACGAAGATGACATGCACCTAATCATCTGGATCAATTTTAACGACAATCCATTCTTCCCAGCAGTACTTGAGCAAGAAAGGGCATACGATCAGGCTAACCTGACGACAGCTTTATACAGGCACATCTGGCTTGGTGAGTTCTACGATGAGGTCGAGGACACCATCATCCCTGTTGACTGGTTTGAGTCTGCAATTGATGCTCACATCAAGCTGGGTTGGAAGGCCGAGGGCGCAATCATTGCCAGTCACGATCCTAGCGACACTGGTGGCGACTCTAAGGGCTATGCGGTCAGACATGGCAACGTAGTCTTAAACGTCACTGAGAAGATCACAGGCGAGTCTGCTGATGGCATGGACTGGGCGTTAGACTTAGCACTCAATGATCGTGCTGACTACTTTGTCTGGGACTGTGACGGATTGGGTGTAAGTCTGAAGCGCCAGGTTGATGCTGCGCTAGAGAACAAGAAGGTTGAGTATGTGATGTACAAGGGATCAGAGGCTCCAGAAGACCCTGAAGCAGCATCGTTTGAGGGCGGGGTACAGCGATCAAAGTCTAACCGTGAGACCTTCACAAACAAGCGAGCGCAGTATTGGTGGAGGCTACGAAGCAGGTTTGAGGCGACCCATCGCGCAGTATCAAAGGGGCAGTACATTGATCCTGATGAGATGATCTCGCTATCATCAAGCATTGACAAGCTGGATCAGTTACGCTCAGAAGTGTGTCGGATACCGCTTAAACGTACAAATAGTGGTAAAATACAGATCATGAGCAAGATTGAGATGGCTAAGAAGCCTTACGAGATACCGTCACCCAACATGGGTGATGCACTAATGATGGCAATGTACCGACCTAAGCCTAAGCTGGAGAAGGTCGCAACGATTAAATTTAAAGGGTGGTCATGATGGCTAAATACACAGAGACTGATTACCAGATCGACTTTGATAGTCATCAAACAGTCCTGAACTTACTTTCTGCTGCACAGGAGGCTGATCACGATAACCGTGAGAAAGCGCGTGAGGCCAACCTGTTTTGCGATAAGCGCGATGGTCAGTGGGAACCCTACTGGTGGACGAACAATGTCGGCAAGCCAAGGTATACGTTCGACATGGTCAACCCTATTGTCGATCAGGTGACTGCTGAGATCGAGCAGGCAGACTTTGACATTAAGGTCAGCCCAATGTCTGGCCCAGCGTCCAAAGAAACGGCAATGGTCATTGATGGTCTGGTTAGAAACATTGAAGCCATGAGTCGAGCCAAGGACATCTACATCAACGCTGGTCGCGGCATGGCTACGGCTGGCTACGATGGCTGGATGGTGTCGCACAAGTACACTGACCCACAATCGTTTGACCAAGACCTAGTAATCGAGCCAGTGGCTAACTTCATTGACAGGGTATGGTTTGACCCTGCTGCGTATTTGCAAGACAAGTCTGACGCTCAGTACGGGTTCCTGCTTCATGCTATGTCAGCTAACGAATACATGAAGCGATACCCAGAAGGCTCTCAGGCATCCGTCTCAATCGATAGAGAGGGCGATGCATACTACGACAAGGCTGAGGTCATCGTTGTAGGGCAGCTCTTCTACACTGAACAGCAGGCATGTGAGCTTGTGCTAATGAGCAATGGCGCTGTCTACTCTATTGATGATGACTTTGAAAAGGTCAAGGACGAGCTAACGGCACTGGGTATCGAAGAGGTCAGACGGCGTGAGGCTTACAAGACTGTTGTCTGCTCACACTTCTTTGATCAGACAGACTGGCTAGAAGAGAAAGAAGAAACCATATTTGATCGCATTCCGATCATCCCTGTTTATGGCAACTTTAAGATCGTTGAAAACAAGACTATCTATTGGGGTGTGGTTGAGAAGTTGCTAGACCCGCAGCGTGTCCTGAACTACAGCCTATCCAGAGAGATTGAGGAAGGCGCATTAGCTCCAAGAGCCAAATACTGGATGACGCTTACTCAGGCTGCTGGGCATGAAGACACACTGGCTACGCTGAACACCAACTCTGACCCAGTGCAGTTCTACAACCCTGATCCAGAGAATCCCGGCGCACCACAGCAACAAGGGGGCGCACAAGTTAACCCAGGGCTGAGAACCATCTCCGAGTCAATGCGCCAGATCATTGGTCAGACTGCTGGCATGTTTGCTGCCAACATGGGAGATAACCCTGGCCTGCAATCAGGCGTGGCAATCGAGCGTCTCCAGAGCAAGGGCGACAACGGCACAATCAAATACTTCAGGGCGCTTGAGTCTGCTATTGCGGCCACTGGTGACTTATTGGTGAAGGCCATTCCCAAAGTCTATGACGCGCAGAGAACGGTCAGGCTGCTTTACGAAGATGGCAGCACTGAGATGCAGGTTCTGAACGAGCCAGTCATTGATAACCAGACAGGTGAGATCATTACGCTGAACGACCTAACAAAGGGTCAGTACAGTGTTACCTGCCGAGCTGGCGCATCGTTCCGTAACCGTCAGCAGGAAACCATTGAGACAATCATTGAGATTGCTAAGGTCGATCCGTCAATCATTGGCATGGCTGGCGACATCCTGCTTAACGCTATCCCAACGAGTGCAGCTACGCAGATCGGTGAGCGCAAGCGTCTCCAGATGATGTCACAGGGTCTGATACCGCAGTCCCAGATGACTGAGCAAGAGATCGCACAGCTACAGCAGAGCGCACAGGGTCAGGAGCAGCAGCAAGACCCAGCAATGGTACTGGCTCAGGCTGAGATGGCTAAGGCGCAAGCAGAGCAGATGAGGGCGCAGGTCGAGGTTCAGAGGCTGCAACTGGAAACCGCCAAGATTCAACTTGAGGCGCAGAAAATGCAACTCAGTAATCAGGCTGATCAGGCTGCACTGCAACTGGAAACCTTTAACGCTCAGACTCAGCGCATGAACACACAGATCAAAGCTCAACAGGCTGGAGCCAGTATTGAGAAGGATACAGTAGATACTCAGGGCAAACAGATCGACAACCAGTTGAAGATCGTTAGCGCACTCAATCCGTTTAGGAGATAACAAGTGAACCCATTAGAAGGCATGACCATTATTATCCAGCAGGAAGAGCCATTCACTGCTAAGACCAACCGAGAGAATCGAGCTAACGTGATTGAGAACTGGAAGTTTGGCCCAGAGGAAACAATCACCGACAACACTGATTATTACCGCATGATGGCTAGGGCGTGGAGCGTAAAGCCAGCAGAGGCTAGAAGGCAGATGTGTGGCAACTGCGAATACTTCAACAACTCCCCTGAGAAACTGGAGATGATGGAAGTAGTGCCAGAGGATGAGTATGACGCTGATGGCGGTGGTCGAGGCTACTGCACCAAGTTCGAGTTTGTCTGCCACAACCTGCGAGTGTGTCAGGCTTGGGAAGCAAAAGAAGAGGACGAGGAGTATTAATCATGGCCGAGTCAGCACTGCGTAATTTGATACCAAGCGCAAGAGACCGCATCCTGTCACAGCAGGGTCAGATGCCTACTGCACCTATGCCGAGAGATAATTCAAAGGCCTTAGGTGGTAATGCTCAGATGATGCAAAGGCTGAGAGACAGTTCTGATATTGAAAGGGCAGTTTATGACCAGTTTGGCCTTGAGCCAGGCTTAGACAGAGCAAGCATTCTGCCGATAGTGGGAAGCCGACAGCAAGGCAACTTAGAGTTCGGTGCGCCAGCCTTCATATATGATGCTGCAAAAGCGTTTGTCACGCCAGGCACAGCAGTTCGAGGCGGCAATGTGTCAGATCAGGACATGATGAATTTTGCTGGCTCTGTTGCTACAGGCGGTGCGCCATTGGGGATAGCGCAAGCTATGGCAACTCCTGACGGAGAGGCGCTACTAGGGTCATTCGGAAGCGCAGTAAAGCAATACTCTGCTCTCCGAAGGCTTGCCCCATATCTGACGGATGAAGAAAAGGCTTTGTTTGAGAATCCGCAATGGAGAAAGCAGGCGGAAAATACGATTGGAATTTATCAATCATTGCCTTCAGTGCGAGAGATGGCAAACGTGGCTTTGGCTGGCGGGGCAAAGAAAGGATGGTACGAAGACAGCTACAACGCCATTCAGGACATATTCAAGAGCGCAGAGTATCCAGATGACCCAGAGAGATTCACCGCTCTGCTTGCCGCTTTGTCACCCCAGACAAGCGTTGAAAGCAACCTGAGAAACGCCCTAGCGACATGGAAGAATTGGCTGGCAGCAGGGCGACCTACTGACCAGAATCAGATTCTGAGGATCATGGGCGAAAGCGTGGAAGGAGATAAGGGCGTTGATTCTGTCCTTGGCGCATGGAGGAATAATTCATTCCGCGCCCTTACAGTGCCTGACGCAAGGGAGATGATGGGGCCAGTTGGATTGAGCGGGCCGAAGGTTCAATCGTTTTTTAGAAATTTAGCCGGTGACTTTGACGAAGTGACAAACGATGCTTGGATGGCGAAGCTGTCCAGCATAAACCAATCTGTGTTTGGCGGGGTCAATCGAGCGTCATTTGTTGATGACATTGGAAATATTGGCGTCAAAGGGCCGGGGTATTTAGCGCAGAATGCTAAACAGCGGCAAGCGGCAGAAACCCTTGGTTGGACACCAGCTCAGGTTCAGGAAACAAGTTGGTCGTTAGGCAAAACCCTGTCAGATTTGGCTGGGCAACCCAATTTTGTGATAAGATCAATGGAGGGCGCTGGTATCCAAGTGCCTGAAATGTACAGGGGCTTGCCAGTACAAACAGCAGAGTCTGCGTTAAGAGGCGGGTATCTGACTGATGAAGCAATTGGAGGCACTCCAGCTTTTAATGATCTACTGCTTACGCCAGGGTACAGAGAGCTTTTGACGGGCGCAGGTTACGCATCACCGACTAGATCAACATCAACTAGAGAGTTTACCAGCCCATACGACAGAATAAATGTTGGCCCAGAAGATTTGGGAAGAACAACAGAAGGCAGGGATTTAATTATGGCATCACGAAGACTTGATAAAATGCAACGCAGGGCTGACGCATATTCTGCCGTAGACACTGCTGCGGCCTTGGGAGGCATGGCTACCACTCCAACGGAAAGGAGGTCGGCTGCCCAGAGGCTTGCGCAAGCGTCAAGAATATTGCAACGGTCTGCATCTGAACTGCCGAACGTGACTGTGGACACCCCATACAGGGTCTACTTAAATAGATAGCAAAACATGGCGAAATCTGCCAGTTGTTGTAGATTTGCGCTAACAGTGTTAAATTATATAAAGGCCACCAGACCTTTTCTGGGCATCTCACCTTATAAGGGCAAACTATGACGCAGCCAGCGGACTATGATTTTGATGATTCTCCTGATGAACAAGAGCAGGAGCCAGTTGAAACTAACGAAACTGAAGATCAACCCGACATTGATGATGATGTTGAGGAAGATTCCGAATCGTCAACGGATAGTGAGGAGACTCACGATAAACCTATCTTTACTGAGAAGCAGCAACGAATCTTTGACGAAGCGATTGGCAAGAAGACGTTTAAGCTCCGAGAGATGGAGCGAGAAGCGGAACAACTGCGAAAGCGCCTAGAAGAAATTGAGCGTCCTGTAACTCAGTCGCGGCCTAACGTACCGGCTCTGCCTGATCCTTTTGCTGTCTCTGACGAAGAGTACAAGCGGCAGATCATGCATAGAGAGCAGGCACTGATATCCGCTGCTGCCTATGATGCTCGTATGCAAATGCTGCAAAACCAGCAGGCGCAGATAGCTCACCAGGCAGCACAAAAGCAGCAAGAGGTTTTGGTCGAGAAGGTACAAAGCTACGCTCAGAGGGCTAAAACCCTTGGAGTGAAAGCAGAGGAACTTCAGGCAGCAGGATCGATTGTAGGTCAGTTTGGAATTGAGGACTCATTGGTGCAGTACATCCTAGAGGATGATCACGGCCCTTTGATCACCAAGTATCTTTCGCAAAACATTGGTCTTTTGGACAGTCTGCGACAAATGCATCCAACCAGAGCTGCGGTCATGATTGCTACCGAGATCAAGTCAAAGGCTACTGCCCTGAAACCAAAGTTTACTAACGCTCCTGATCCAATCCGTAGACCTCAGCCTTCTGGCGTACAGGTCAAACCGAAAGGGCCGAAGGGGGCAACATTTGAATAGGTGAGAAAATGGCTAATAATTTAAGCAGTAACGTAACCCGTAAAGTTGCCCGTGTGTTCCTTGATGCTTTTGAGAACTCACGGGTAATCACAAAAACTGTTGACACTCAGCTTCTGGCTGACAAGTTCAACCCGTCATCTGGTAGCACTGTGGACTTCAAGCGTCCCCATGACTACAAGACCATCCGCACTTCTGGCGGTGACATCTCTTCGTCTACCAAGAGCGAGATCATTGCTGGTAAGGCAACTGGTACTGTACAGAACTACTTCACTGCTGCTACCGAATGGGGCAACGTGGAAGAGGCTCTGCAACTAGACCAGCTTGAGGACATCCTTGCTCCGATGGCTCGGCGTATCGTAACCGACCTTGAACTGGACTTCGCATCGTTCATGCTGAAAAACTCTTCCCTGCGCTACGGTACTCACGGCACAGCGGTAGATGCGTGGTCTGATGTAGCAGGCGCTGGTGCGACTCTGGACGCGATTGGCGTTGATCCCAGCACTGACCGCTACTACCTGATGAACCCGTTCACCACAGCGGCCTTGGCCTCTGCACAGTCAGGTCTCAACTCTGTTGATAGCCTGATTCGTACAGCGTGGGAAAATGCCCAGATCAGCACTAACTTTGGTGGCCTGCGAGCATTGAGCGCAACCACAATGGCGAGCTTCACATCAAGCTCTGGTGCAGATCGTGCCGGTACGCTG